CCGCTGCCGATGTGTACGGGTTCCGACGTTCGGTGGCGGTGTCCTGATGGCGCGTGGTCCGCTGCCGACGGGTGAGGCCATCCGCCGCAATGCGCCGACGATCCCGACGACCTCGCTGCCGGCGTCCGGCCGCAAAGGTGTCGCTCCGGCGCCGCCGTTCGGGCTGGATTTGGCCGCTGAGGGTGCTGCGTGGTGGTCGTGGGCGTGGTCGACGCCGCAGGCTGCCGGCTGGTCGGTTGGTGACGAGTACTTGCTGGCGCGCCGGGCCTCACTGGAGGACGATCTAGCTGCGCTGGCCGCGGTGGAGGGCCTCGACTGTGGCAACTTGGAAGGTGCCGACGACGAGCTCCGCAAGTTGATCCAGCGCATCGCTGCGTTGGCGACGGGTCGGCTGCAGATCATGCGCGAGATGCGCGAGATCGACGACCGGCTCGGGCTGACCCCGAAGGGGTTGGCGGCTCTGCGCTGGAAGATCGTGGACGACACCCCGAAGGACGAGCAGGGTGGCGGTTCCACCCCGACGACCCCGCGAACCGGCAAGCAGTACGGGCACCTGCGGAGCGCGTAGGTGGGGTTCGTTCCCCAGCATGAGGACGATTTCCCCTCGTTGGGCTGGCAGTTGCTCGACTGGTTCGCTGAGTTCCTGCCGTCGCCGCGTGACCCATCTGAGCCGCTGATCTTCGTGGATGACCAGGCGTTGAGCCTGGTGGAGTTCTACCGGTTGCACCCGGTGACGGGTGCACGGGTGTACCGGCGTGGCTACAGCCGGCGCAGCAAGGGCAAGGGCAAGTCGCCGTGGGCTGCAGCGTGGGCCATCGGTGAGTTTGCCGGCCCCGTTCGGTTCGATGGGTGGGATGCTCACGGGCAGCCGGTCGGCCGTCCGTGGGGCACCAAAGGTGATCCTCGCCCGTGGGTGCAGATCGGTGCCGTCAGTGAGGGCCAGACGGACAACACGTGGTCGGTGGTGTACTACTTCCTGACCGAGAACGACGGCAAGGCGTCCGATGCGCTCGGCATCGACCCAGGCCTGACCCGGTGTCTGATGCCAGCCAAGCCGGGTGCCAAGTTGGAGCCGGTCACCACGTCGGCGGGGTCGCGCGAAGGGCAGCCGCTCACTGCGGCGCTGATCGACGAGTCGCACCTGCTGTTTGAGAGCAACGGCGGCAAGAAGCTGGTCAAGACGTTGCGCAAGAACGTGGCGAAGAACAACGGCACGTCGTTCGAGACGACGAACAGCTTCGAGATCGGCGCCAAGTCGGTCGCCGAGGACTCCTACAACGCCATGCGCAAGGGCGCGCTGGGCATCTACGCCGACGAGGTGGAAGCCCCCCGAGAGATCGGCGGGGTGCCGGTCAACCTCAAGGCCCCCGACGAGGTACTCGAGCAGGCGCTGGCTGTCGCTTACGGCGACTCTTGGTGGGTGGACATCCCCCGCCTGGTGGCCGACGTGCGCGATCCGGACACGACGTGGACGGATTCGGCACGGTTCTTCTTCAACTGGCCGACCCGCAACACGGACGGCTGGACGGTGGTATCGAAGGCAGACTGGTCGGCCCGCATGGGCGCAGCGCAGACCGACATCCGTGGTCGTGCTGGCCTCGCTGTGGGTCAGGATCAGGTTGCGGCGGCGCTCGGCTTCGTTGGCCGGCGCGAGGACGGGAAGCTGCAGTACGAGGTGGCCCGGCAGGGTGCTGGGACGAAGTGGCTGACGGAATCGTGCCTGGCCGCGAACGCTGACACCGGCAAGCCGATCCTGTACGACCCGAAGTCACCCACGGCGGGCGTGGTGAAGGACTTGGAAGCTGCGGGTGTGGATCTGGAGCCGTTGACCCCGGCGCAGGTGTTCGAGGCGTGCGCTGCGTGGCAGAACGAAGTCATGCACGACGGCCTGGTCCACCTTGGCGGACAGGCGCTCACGGATGCGGTGCGGCTCGCTGAGTCGAAAACCTCAGGTGAGGGCTGGCTGTTGTCGGGGCGGGCGTCTCACGGCGACATCTGCGGCCTGCAGGCGTGCGTGTGGGCCGCGGTCGGGGCGCGGGAATTGGTGCTGGTCGGGGCTGGGCCTCGCCGGTTGCGATGAAAGGCGGTGACAGCATGGAGATGACTCCCGAATCCTGGCTGTCACGCCTGATTACTGAACTCGGCAACCGCCAGGAGCGGTATAACCTGCTCGACCGGTACCACCGGTCCGATGCGCCGATGCCTCCTGGGCCGACGAACCGCAAGCGCCAGACCCGTGAGGGCAACTTCGCCGGCTACGACAGCAAGCTCGACCCGTTCGAGACGTTGCGCCGTATCAGCCGGGTCAACTGGGCCGACATGATCGTGGAGGCGCTGATCGAGCGCATGAAGGTGCTCGGGTTCTCCACCGGAGCCACCGGGGACGACACGGCCGACGCCAAGGCGTGGGGGTTCTGGCAGGCCAACGACCTCGACACCAGCCTGCCGCAGTTGCTCCGCACGAAGGGGGCGCTGTCCGAGGCGTACATGATCGTGGGCCCGGTCGACGAAAGGATCAAGGCCCCGCGCATCACCTGCGAGGATCCGCGCCAGACCATCACCGAGCATGACCCGGTGGACCGCCGCCGCGTCCTGGCCGCGCTGAAGGTGTACGGCGACGACGTTGCCGGCGTCGATCGCGCCTACCTGTACCTCCCGAACCCCGACGGCCCGGCGCTGCTGCATCGCGCGACCCGCGAGCGCGCCGCCGACGTGAAGGCGATGCTCTACACGGGCGATCGGTGGGAGTTTGAGCCTGCCGAAGAGTTGCCGACCGTTGATGTGCCGGTGGTGTGGTTCCCGAACCGTGCCGACCTGTTCGGGCGCACAATGGGCGAGTTCGAGCACGTGCTGGACGACCTGAACCGCATTGCGATGCTGGTGCTGCACCGTATGCAGATCACGATGTTGCAGGCGTTCCGTCAGCGCGCAGCGATCGGCAAGTTCCCCGAGAGGGACGCTGCCGGGAACGTCATCGACTACGACGCGATGTTCTCCGGCGATCCTGCCGCGTTCTGGCTGCTCGAGCAGGGCACGGAGATGTGGGAGTCGTCGGGGCTGGACTTGTCCCCGATCCTCGAGGCCGTGAAGGCTGACGTGCGCGAGCTCGCCGGCCGCACCCGCACTCCGCTGTACTACCTCTACCCCGACTCCGGTGGGTCCGCTGAGGGTGCGGTGACGCAGCGCGAGGGTCTGATCTTCCGTGCCGCTGCCCGGATCACGGAGACCGAAGGCCCGCTTGAGCGGGTGATGGCGCTCACGTTCGAGGCCGCCGGCGACACCGCCCCGACCGACATGGAAACCGTGTGGCTGCGCCCCGATCTGGCGACGCTGGGCGAGCGCCACGACGCCGCCAGCAAGGCGCTGGCGGCTGGCCTGCCGCATCGCACGGTGTGGCGCGAAATCCTGCAATACAGCCAGCAGGAGATCGAACGAATCGAAGCAGAGCGCGCCGCGATGGCCGCTACTGCGCCAGTTCTCGCGGCCACCGCCGTTTGAGATCGTCGCCGCGCGTGATGCGTGGCGAACAACACAAGGAGGAACCCGTGACGGGAACCGACAACGCCCCCGCCGAGCAGAGCGAGACGCCTGCGGAGCAGACAGCACCCGAAACCCCCACCGCACCGGACCCCGACGCGGGCGCGAAGAAGGCACTGGAGACCGAACGGCAAGCGCGGCGTGAAGCCGACAAGGCCGCGAAGGCGCTCAAGGCTGAACTGGACGCCCTCAAGGCGGCACAGATGACGGACACGGAGAAGGCCATCGCGGAAGCGAAGGCCGCGACTCGTGCCGAAGTTCTGGCCGAGTTCGGATCGTCGCTCGTCGACGCCGAGTTCAAGGCTGCCAGTGCCGGGCTGACGCTCGACCTGGACGCGCTGCTGGACAACCTCGACCGGGCGAAGTTCCTGACCGAGGACGGCAAGCCCGACAAGGCGCGTATCGGTGAGTTCGTGTCGAAGCTCGCCCCGGCCAAACGGTCAACGGCGACGGACACAGGCCAGGGTGCCCGCAAGGACGGTACCGGCCCCGCACAGATCACTGATCGTGCGGTGCTTCAGACGATGACGCCCGAGCAGATCGACCTCGCACATCGCGAAGGCCGGTTGAAGTCGCTCATGGGCGGCTAACCCCCCAACCCCGAAAGGACGCCA